ATGGCTCTCAAAGCTGCTTCATGGGCGCCTTGCAGCCCTACCCACCCCCGTTCGCGCAACTGGAGGCGCGGGTGGGGAGAATCAACCCCTCATTTTCTCGGGGCAAAATTGCCTAACTTGATCAGAGATCCGGAAAAATGCACTTTTGAGGGCTCAAAATCCCCTCCCCCACTTGACATCCATCCAACTTTGAACTAACATCCACTCTGTAATGAGTCCAAATGGATCTTCCCTCACCCCCGACGCCTTCGCGGACCCCTCAGACGACTCCCCTCAGTTCGATTTCGACGCTGAGAAGGAGCGGATCAAGCCGAAAGTGATGAAGGCGTACCTTGAGATCCTCCAAGATCCCACTGAGAGTGCGAAGTACCGCCTGCAAGCAGCCGATTCCCTTGCGGAGATCCTCGGATGGACAGAGAAGGTGGGGGAAACACCCCCTGCCCCCACCTTCTCCTTTAACTTCAACGCGACTGAGGCGTTAAAGGAGGCGCGAAATGCCCTCAAAGACGAAGGACAGAGGGGCAGAGAGTCCCAATTACCTCCCTTACCTACCTCCCTTGGAGAGCGGAGAGCAATGGAAAGGGGGTCAGAGGAAGGGGAAAGTGAAGGATGACGGGGGAAAAGGCGCAGAGAGCCCCCAAACCGACCCTTGAGTTGGTTTCCCATCCCTTTGCACCCGCCTTTGACGGCCCCGAAGGGCGCGACCTCCTCCAATCCCTCATTGAACAGTTCGATTCAGGGGCGATATCCGAGGTGAATCCCTCCCTCCGCCTGTTGATCGCTCAAGCGGGGTTCGTGAACCTCTGGTTCTTCTTGAAGTACATCGTTGGATACTCGATTTCCCCGTTTGAGATGGCGGATGACGACTTGCATCTTGATATGTGCAACTTCAGGCAGAGGTTCCTGACCCCCGGTTCCAGAGCGGCGGCATTCCAGCCGAGATTCTCCTGGAAATCGTCCATCTACACTGAAGGGGCGACGTTGTGGGAGATCTTGAGGAACCCCGATATTGCAATTCTCATCACCAACGCGATTGCGGATAAAGCGTCTGAGTTCTTCGATACCATAAAGATGTGCATTGAGAGTAACCCCTTTTTCCACTTCCTCTACGGAAATCCTGAGGACCCCTGGGGCTCCTTTGTGCCGGAGAATGTGAAGAATCATCCCCGGTGGAATGCGAACGAGATAGTGGTGCCGAATCGGTCACGGTGGCAGCGGGAGCCCACCCTGACGTTTGGGGGAGTCGGGGGAGCTTCTGAAGGTGGGCATTTCGATCTTCATGTTGTGGATGACATGATCGGACTGAAGGGGCTCAATGCCACCCAGGAATCCAATGCTGTGATGACGAAGACGAGGAACTGGTTTTGGTCCTCTGAGAAGACATTGTTGCGGTCCATGAGGTCTTCACGGGTCTTCGTGGTAGGGACTCGGTATGCGGTTGATGATGTGTACGACGATATCATTAAGAGAGCGGCTTCCGTTGAGGGGTATCCGATTGACAATGTGGTGGCGTCGGAGAATGGGCAATGGCATGTGTATTATCGGAAGGTGATTGAGCATGGGAGGATCATTCTCCCACAACAGTATACCGAGGAGGGCCTTAGGGAGCTCGCGGAGAACGATTGGTGGACGTATGTGACGCAGTTCTTGAATGATCCACAGTCGAGTGGGCTTGCGGAGTTGGTTGATTACCCCTTGAAGCATTGCACCCTTGAGTATGTTGGGGCTTCAAATGAGTGGTATGTGTGTTTGGAGAATGGGGAGGATTTGAGGAAGATCCCACTGTCAACGTGTGATGTTGTGATGGCGGTCGATCCGGCTGCGACCGAGAGGCGGCTGACCGCGAAGACGTCAAGGACTGCGGTGGGGGTGATTGCAACCGATCCGCAGAGGAGGCGGTTTCTCATTGACCTTCGGGCGGATTACGTGTCTGTGCTGACCATGTTCGATTGGATGTTCTCCTTGAAGAAGAAGTTTGAGGGTGCTGTGCGACAGACTCTCCTTGAGAGTAATGCGGGTTTCAAGGTGCTCGGGCCGATGTTGCGGAAGGAGGAGCGGGAGAGAGGGGAGATCCTTCATCTCACTTCATTTCCCGCTGCGGGGGAGAAAGTGGCGAGGATTCGGGCTACCCTCATGCCTGAGCTTGAGGCTGGGAGGCTTTATGTGGTGGATTCTTACTACCACAAGGTCGAGGAGGAGAAGAGAGGGTTCCCCCAAGCGGTGCACAAGATGGACATCCTTGACATGATGTCAACAGGGATTGCCGCGTGCATGGTTCCCCCCGATGAGGAGGAGCAGTACGCGATTAGAGAGGCTGAAGAGGCGTTTACACGGAGGACGGCGAATGTTGCGGGGTATTGAGGTGGTTGAAGATGAGTGACGAGATTGAGTTTGATGTTGAGGGTGAGGAGCCTGAGGAAGAGTTTGTTGTTGAGGAGATCCTCGATGAGGAAGATCGTGCCTATGTGATGGATTACCTCACAGCTGAGATCAAGGAGATCGAGGAGGGAGGGGAGCAGGATTCCCTCTTGAAGGATCTCGCAAAGTGGCGGCGGCAGAGGGAAGCGAGGCCTGAGCAGGAGGTGAAGGATTACCCATGGCCGAATGCGAGCAATGTGGTTACTCCCCTTTCCATGATGAACACCAATGGGATTTACGCGCTCCTCAAGTCGTCCTTCTCCGTGAGGAAGCCCTTCTGGACGGTGGAGGGATCAACGAGGGCGTTTCATGAGCAAGCGAAAGCGGCTGAAGCTCTGCTTGATGCCCTCGCGGAGAGTCCATATCACCTTGATCTCCGGAAGGTGAATAATACCTTGCTGTATGAGCTTGCTTCCATTGGGACTCAAGTGGCAAAGGTGCCGTGGTTGATTGATAAGAGGATCTTCAAACGGAGAGCCCCTGGCGGTGCGTACGAGACAGTGACCCAGACTGTGAAGGATTCTCCAGCGGTGATCCCCGTGAAGCGGGAGGATTTCCTCATTCACAGCTATTGGGCGGATATTCAGAGAGCTCCCTGGGTTGCGCATCGAGTTCATTTGATGGAGCACGAGTTGATGCAGAAGCAAGCGCTCGGGATTTACGAGAATGTGGAGGATGTGCTGCTGCATGAGGAGGATGTTGATCCACAGAGAGCCGAGGGGCTGAGCAGAGCAGGGGTGAATCCGTCTGCGACATCCGCAACGAAGACGTATGATATCTACGAGGTTTATATGTTCTACGATGTGGATGATGATGGGATACCGGAGGACCTCATCGTATGGATTCACCCTGAGAGTGGAGTTGTGCTCCGGACTGAGTTCAATGATCTCGGGGTGAGGCCGTTTGTGCGGTTGCCGTACCTCAATCGCCCGTTTGAGTTCAATGCGATTGGGGTTGGGTGGATGAGTGAGCATCTTCAGGATGAGATTGACGCGTTACATAATATGCGGATTGATGGGACGCATATTGCTTCACTGCAGATGTATGTGACGAGGCGGGGTGGGGGCCTTGCTGCTGGGGAGACGTTTAGACCGTTGAAGAATATCCAAGTTGATGCCCCCAGGGAAGACTTTGTGCCGGTGACGTTTCCTGACATTTCACCTTCCACCGTGCAGGCTGAGATGATGGCGAAGGAGTACGCGGACAGAGCAACCGGGGCTTCAGATGCCATGATGGGTTTCGAGAATCCAGCAACGTCGTCAAGGACAACTGCAACCGGAACGATGTTCCTCGCGCAGCAAGGGTCCAAGATGTTCAACGCGATTCAGGAGAATGTGGAGGATGGATTCTCCGAGATGGGGATGTTGGTGCTGTATCAAGTGATCCGAAATGCGGAGAGGGCTGAGGGGTTGAGGAACCTGATCCCCGAGGACCTCCAACCTGCTCTTGATTCACTGCTTGAGACGCCGCTTGAAGAGATTCCGAATCGGTTCCGCTTCAGGGTGCAGACGACCGAGCCTGAGAAGACTGAGGATGCGAAGCGGCAGAATGTGCTGACATTGACGCAGTTGTACTCCGTGTATATTGATAAGCTTCTGCAGATGGCGCAGATGATGGAGTCGCAAGAGGTGCCGCCGAAGATGAAAGAGGCGGTGACCAACTTCTATGTGGGCCTCACGAAGCTGATGGGTAAGACGTTGGATAACTTCGGTGAGGTTGAGCATGAGGATTACCTTCCGTATGTGAAGGATATTGAAATGATGCTTGAGCACCTTCAGACGATGAAGGATAGCCAAGTGAAGGCGGTGCAGGATGTACGAGAGAACGGCGCAGGTGTACGACCTTCAGCCCCTGGAGGTCCAGGCGGTGGTGGAGCTGTACGGCGGCCCGGAATGGCGGCTGCTGAAGGAGGTGCTCCGCCGCAGGCAGCACCAGGCGGACAAGCTGCTCCACAAGAGCAATGATATTGAGGTGGTGTTGAGAAGTCAGGGTGAGTGGAACGGGATTGAAGCGACCCTGTACGATATTGAGGGAATTGTGAAATCGGCTGAGAAGGAGAGAAATGATGGCAGCGGATGAGAGAGATGATGAGGTCCTCTTCCAAGTGGAAGGGGATGTAGAGGAAGATGGTGGGGAGAGTGAAGCGCCTGAGGGTCCCTCCGTTGAAGATGAGCTCGTAAAGCAGATCAATGAGATCTTCGGGACGGTTTCTGGTGAGGATGAAGATCAAGCTCCAACGCAGGCGAAGGCAGCTCCGCCTTCTCCTGAAGCGTATGATCAGATGTCGAAGGGGGAGCAGAAGCAGCTCCAACGGCAGACTGGACTCAATGAGGAGCAGTTGAAGGAGTGGATCAATGAGAATGCGCTGAATGATCCCTATGCTGCGCAGAAGGCGTACTATCAGCGAGCTGTGGCGCCTGAGATCGCAGGGGCGCTTTCACAGGTGTGGGACACCGTGATCGATCTTTCGAAGGATCGGTTGCAGAATGATCCACAGCTTTCCACTGTGTGGAAGAAGTACAAGAAGGAGATTGAGGCTGAAGTCAATTCATTGAGCCCCCAACAGCGGTACGCCGATCCGAAGAATGTGTACAAGAACGCTGCGCTTGCGGTGAAAGGGAGGCACTCCGATGAGCTGCAGGCGGAGTTCGCGAAGCAGAAGGTGGATGAGCTGTTGCCGTACCTTAAAGAAAGGCTCGGGCTTGCTGAGAAGGAGAACGGGAAGGAGAGTGCGCCGATTTACGCGGAGACGAATGGGACTGCACCCTCAGGGGCGAAGAAGAAACGGCAGAAGGCGGTTCCCGTGAAGAGGGCAGTGTATGAGCAGATGAAGAAGGAAGCCCTCGCGAAGGGGATGGACCCCCAGCGGTACATGGCGATTCAGAGGGAGAGAAATCCAGGGAGGTTTGAGTAAATGGAAGATGCGATGAAGGAGAACTTTTCGGCTGAGGTGGAGAAGGAAGAGGCTCAGGTGCAGAAACGGGGTCCCGGGAGACCGAAGAAGAAGAAGGAGGATGATGAGGGGTCGAAGGGTGAGAATGAGTCCAAGGTTGGAATGAGTACAAAGAAGGAGAGAGTGTTAGTTGGGATTGACTACGATGTGGAGAGTGTG